TTGAATCCTATCACAGTTGAAATACCAGATTCACAAAGTGCTGCTGGACAAATTTACACTCAAGTCGAACAACGATCAATAACAGCTCCGGTGACTTTATCACAGGTTGCTGCAGAACCTCTGGCTCTTGCACCAGCAGGACCGCTGTCACAGTCACAGGTCACTGTGATGACTGCACAAATGGCAGCTGAATATTCCGGCAGATATGGAGCCTACGACAATAATGGCAATTTAAATCCAGGGTGGGAACTAGACGAAAGCAACCTTCCAGTGTATCTTGGACCTGAGCTAGGTAGTCCCAGTCGCGGTGTGGGCACTTATGGACAAAATGTTGCGGCTCTGGTGGCCAGCGGCCTGGTTAATCCTGCTGCATTGAATTTGATAGCCACTGGTGTGTCTCCAGATACTGTGCTAAAGTCTGCTGCAACCTGGACTGGACAGTTTGGAACCAACTCAGTCAACGATTACCTTAGCAATAAAACTCTACAAAATGTGGTGCAGGTAGGGTTATTAATTGCTGCATACACAGGACTGGTTGATCGCGGAGTGTTAAAAGGAAACGAACCCCCAAGATACACAGCCACATTTGTGCAGCCAGCAACCACTTACGGGGTAGACTCAGTGACTCAATGGATAGATGGTTTTGCTGACAGTGCACAGGTTGATGAGTTGTCTACTGCTGCCCGCCAGGGTCAATATGCCATTGACTTTGAAGAGTTCTATGGAGAAGACTTGAATCTGATAGATACTGTGCCCACTGGACCGTTTGAAGCACAACGAGACACTATTGATCAAGCAGTTGCTGATATTATCGGCAATCCAAAGGTGCCAGTGCCGCAATACACTGACATTCCTGCAGCAGTGGCCGACGTGGCAAATACCACATCGGTGCTACAACCCGACGGCACCATTGTTCGAGTTCCTGTGACAGTTGTAAACACAGATGAAAATGGCATTTTCCGCTTTGCGCCTGGTTCTCAATCAAGTTAAATACAGTTATGCCTGCATTCATTGGATTTAATACACAAGGTCAATTCAAAAAGTTTACATTGACCGATTCAGCATTGATCAAACGTGATTTCTTAAATGCTATCAACATACGTCAAGGTCAGATACCGGGCCGCCCTCAAGTTGGCACTATCATCTGGGACAACTTGTTTGAAAATCAGTCCGAAGAAACTGATCAAGCCATGATCAACGAACTGCAGAGACTGGCTGGCGGCGATCCTCGCATACAGATTTCCAACATTGAAATTTTTCCGCAACAAAACGGAATTCTACTGCAGGTAGAACTGATATTGGTGCCCAGCACAGAACCTCAACGCCTGGCAATATTCTTCGATCAAAACACACGAACCGCTAGCTACGTTTAACTACGCCGTTTTTAGTTTCCATAAATAAAACAATAATGGACTACTATGGCTAAGACTACTAGACAAACCGCTATATTTGGGGTCGAGGACTGGAAAAGAATCTATCAGACCTATCGCGAAGCAGACTTTCAAAGCTACGATTTTGAAACTCTGAGAAAAAGTTTTGTTGACTACCTTCGTCTTTACTATCCCGAAACATTCAATGACTACATTGAAAGTTCGGAATTTATTGCTTTGCTGGACATTATTGCGTTTATGGGCCAAAGTTTGGCTTTCCGCAACGACTTAAACGCCAGAGAAAACTATCTTGACACTGCTGAACGCAGAGACAGCGTTGTGCGCTTGGCCAACTTGGTCAGCTATACACCCAAGCGTAACACTTCAGCATCGGGCTATCTCAAGATTTTTTCTGTAACAACAACAGAAAATGTCATAGATGTCAACGGTATTGATCTAGCCAACGTTACCATTAACTGGGCAGACCCCACAAACTTCAACTGGCAAGAGCAGTTTGCAGCAGTGATCAATGCCAGCTTGGTCAGCAGTCAGCGCATTGGACGTCCAGCGAATAGAACAACTATTTTGGGTGTTGATACAGCAGAATACACCGTGAATCTAGTTCCAGGATTTTTGCCAGTGATTCCTTACACTGCCACAGTGGACGGTATCAGCATGCCGTTTGAAGCTGTCAACGCATCCACCATCAACAGAGACTATGTGTATGAGCCTAGTCCTCAGCCCGATGGCGAATTCAATATTTTATTTCGCAACGACAGTCTGGGATTCAACTCTGCCAACACAGGATATTTCTTTTTATTCAAACAAGGTGTGTTGCAGAGTCAGGACTTTAATCTTGCTGACCGAGTGAGCAATCGATCAGTGCCCATCAATATTGAAGGCTGCAACAACGACGACCATTGGCTGTATCAGCTTGATGATGTAGGCAACGTGGCCAGCGAATGGCAATTTGTAGAAAGCGTGTATGCAGCAGCAGCTGAACAAACCGAGCCTGGCGTTCGCAGACTGTATTCTATTACCAGCAGATCCAATGATCAGATCACATTGAATTTTGGTGATGGTGTGTTCAGTGCCATCCCGGTGGGCACGTTCCGCACTTATGTGCGTGCTTCCAACGGATTGCAATACATCATTAATCCTGAAGAAATGCAAAGCGTCGTGATTCCCATCAGCTACATCAGCAGAACAGGACAGCTAGAAACTATTACATTTACTTGTGGAATCACAACACCTGTTTCAAATGCACAACCTCGTGAAACCATTGACGAAATCAAGCAACGTGCACCGGCTCGTTACTACACCCAGAACCGCATGGTCAACGGCGAAGACTACAACAATTTTCCATTTACTGCCTACAACTCCATTCTCAAGAGCAAGGCATTGAATCGTGCGTCGATTGGCACCAGTAGATATCTTGAGCTGATCGATGGCACAGGAAAATATGCATCAACTAATGTGTTTGGTAGCGACGGTGCACTGTATGAAAACTATGGATCTCCCAGCTTTCAATTCACCTACGCCAGCAACAACGAAGTAGCCAACATCATTGCCAACCAAATTCAGCCATTGTTGCGCAACAGTTTGATGCAGCAGTTTTATTATGCTGAATTTCCCAGACCCAGTCTGATCCCGGTGAGTGTGAGTTGGAATCAAAGCACCAGTATTTCCAATACCACAACTGGATACTTTAAAAACTCTCTTGGAAATCCAGTGGCCGTTGGAACCGGTAGCAGCAATACAAAATATATCACTGTTGAAAGTCTTGTGAAATTTGTTCCTCCGGCAGGTTTTTACTTTGATTCCAACAACAGACTCAAAGCAGGAGTTCCTACTCGTGCCGACGAAAAACTAGTTATCTGGGCCAGCCCCACCAGCATTTACCTCGATGGCACCAATGAAGGTCTGGGCAATTTTGCCAATGGACTAGGGCCAGTGGCATTGAACAATTTTGTGCCCACCGGAGCAGTTGCTGCTGAAGTTATTCCAATTTTCATAACAGATTTGCCGCTGTCTTTTGAAACACAAATGGCCGATCAAATTTTGCTGAATAGAAATTTTGGTATTGGATACGACAGTCAAGGCGACGTAACAGGCACTGCTGGATCTTGGTATCTGATAACATCAACTAACCTGGCACAAGATCAAGCATTTAGTTTGGCTGATGCTGGAAATACTTCTGGTGCCAATCTTGACGCCAGCTGGTTGGTTCAGTTTGTAACTGACGGTAGCACTTACACAGTGACTTCGCGAGCACTTGAATATGTGTTTGCTTCGCTGCTACAAACAAGATTTTTCTACTACGGTGATCAACAGATCTATGACAGTCGCACTGGCACAGTGATTCAAGACTTTATCAACGTTCTTAAAACAAACAGCAGACCCGACAGTGCATTGCCCTTGGCCGAAGACGCTGTGTTAAACATTGTTGCTCAACCAGTGCTCAGTGATGGTTATGTTGACGACTTCCAAGTGTTGGTAAGTTTCAAAGACTCTGACGCGGACGGTGTTCCTGACAATCCTGATTTCTTCAACGACATTGTTGCGCCTGCTGTGGATCCAACAACCAAACTGGTATTCTTAGAGAAAACAGTTGACTTTGACAACCTTGAAAGATATTTGTTGGTTGCCAGTGGTCGAGTAAATTCTGAATACACCAATTTAACTGCCATTGAGTTAGTCAAGGAACAGTATGTCAACGGGCAAATTTTTTATGCCACACAAAGCGAACTGTTTTATCAATTGGCAGTAAGTCCTGCCACTGGATTGAGAACATTAACTGACGTCAGCAACAGTTGGTTGGCAAGAACTGGTCGTCAGAATTTATATTTCCAATACAGACACAACAGTCCATTGACTTCAAGAATTGATCCAGGGACAACCAACATCATTGATATCTACGTGGTAACCGCACAGTATTACACAGCATATCAGAACTATGTTCGAGATGTTACTGGCACTGTGCCCGAGCCAACACCTCCGACCATAAACGAGTTGACCACTGCATATCAAGGTTTGCAAGATTATAAAATGATTTCTGACTCTGTGATTTTGAATTCTGTAGAGTTCAAGCCGCTGTTTGGCAACAAAGCCGACGATACACTGAGAGCCACAATCAAAGTGATCAAAG